CTACATCGTGTATGAAGTGTGGCAGTCTGATAGAAATCCGGCAGACGGATTGGTCTACTAGCAGTGCCTACTGTTATCCTTGTGCAGCAGTCAAGTTCTATTCACACGAGGAGAATACAAATGACAGAGGAAACCAAGAAGACCAAGACTAATATCTTTACACGTGCTCAAGGCAAAGCAAAAACTAGATTGGTACAAGTCCATAAGGATGAATACCGCACTTATTATCAAGAGGAAGTTCAGAAACTAAAGGAGACTACTAATGGAGATGCCGGAGTTTGATGTCTTTGCAAACATCCAATGGACAATGCGAGTTGGTGCTCCAACCTGGGAGCAAGCCAATGAGTTAGCCAGAGAGATAGTAAACAAACTGCTATCAGATGTGCGCTATCAAGAAATCAGTGATGAGTCTATTGACATTGAAGTAACTGCCAGATAAGGAGATTACTACTAATGAATGGCGAGGTACCAATTGAAGTCTATGCACTCAACCCGCTACAGTCCTGGCTTCTCATTGCAGGATTATTTTATCTCGGATGGAGGCTTGTTCGATGGTTCAGTTCAGGAGAATCGGAGCAGTAGTAATGGCTTGGTATCTGGCATTCTGGTCTCAGATATTTGGTTATCCAAGCGAGAGTTACGCAGCAGCAGTAGCTACGTATATGAAAGACGAACGGTTACGCGAAGCGTTACCTATCGTATGGGACAAGCCACTGTCCAAGTCTTATACGAGACTATTGATGAAGACTTTCTATCCGGAGTGGAAGCGCAGCGAATTCAAAGCAGTAGCAAAATTATGGGGCAAAGAGTCAGCGTGGAATCCAAAGGCAAAGAACCCTACGAGTTCAGCGTTCGGTATTCCACAGTTACTCAATCTTCCAGAGGACACGCCAGCCCCGCTCCAAATCGAGCGGGGGCTGGCTTATATCCAACACCGCTACGGCAAACCATCGGTGGCGTGGAACCATTGGAGGAAAAATAAATGGTATTGACATTCGAAGAATGGTCTGAGTTACAAAGACTCAAAGACCAGGAACTAGAAGTCTGGTCACAGCTCAGCAAGTGGGCAGTGGACAGATGTAATACCTATGATAACTACTACAAAGGAGACAGCAATGGCACGTGGAAAAGGGAGCATCAATGTCAAACTCCCAGTCAAGAAGGTAATCAAGTCGCTTGAGTTAGCCCTTGTCAATCTCGAGAAAGATTGGCAAGACCAGCAAAAGAAAGAGGCTAAGTTCAGGAAGCTAGAAAAAGAATTCAATACAAAGGTAGCAGCAATAGCAATCCGCAATGTATTGAAGTCAGATGATTTACACGCAACAGTACGTTGGGAAAAAGTTTGTGTCAACTTTACTGTTGCAACTAACAAGTTAGAGTTACCGCCAGAACCAGAGCGTGACTTCAAGACTATTGGTGACTATGATTACGAGCAGCAGAAGGAAGAGATTTCCAATGCTATTCGTATCCTGAAGATGACTGATGAAGAAACCGTCAGTACATCTACATATAATGCAATCAGCAAGTACCTATAAGGAGACAAACAATGACACAGATACAACAACTAAGAGAAGAAGTAGAAGAGAAGATGAATGCAGTTACATATAATTGGAAGGATACTGCTACTAATCTTCGTCTTATTGATGAGGCACGAGCAATCATCGAGGACAACCTTGATTTGCCAGCCAAGCACATAGCAGAAATTGCTATTGCCTGCCGTGAGTATGTCCAGATTCGTGACTTCTTTATGGGAGTTGGCTATGTCGAAAAGCCCAAGAACAATGTAATGCTCTATCTTGCAAAGCTCACCGAAGCATTGGATGTTTACAATTCAGTGCCAGCACTCACAGTTTTGTCAGCCTATCTTTATGAGGATAACAAGATTGAAGAGTCTAAGATTATGCTAGACATTGCACTCAAGGCAGACCCAGAGTACAACCTAGCTAAGTTATTGCTCCGTGTACATAATGCAGGATGGCATCCATCTCTTTTTGTAGATATGGCTAAAGGTTCGCACGCCAATGTACTCAAAATTATTGAGAGGGAATATGACAACCTTGACTAATCTCGAAGCGGTTCCAACTAAGCATCATTCCAACTGGTTGCGGGCAGGCACGGCAGTGACTGCAACTTCAGCCAGTGAAGTGGCTAGTCAGGCTGGTCTTGATTGGACAGTATCTCTTCATACTCTAAGCGCTTCTTATCAGGTGCCAGGTAATGATGAGGCTACTAGCATTCCAGTTGAGAACAAGTTTGGTGTAGTCAAGACGACACCATTTGGTGACACCAAGGCTATTGGTGTAGTTGGTGGGCGCTATCAAGTCTTTCAGAATGCTGAGGTGTTTTCGGCACTAGATAATCTGATTGACTCTAGCGAAGCTCGCTACGCAGCAGCCGGTGAGTATGACAATGGTGCAAAGGTATGGATGTTGCTCTCCCTTCCAATGGATGTGACAGTAGCAGGCGACCCGCACGCTGCGTTTATCCTTGCCAAGACTAGCCACGATGGCAGCAGTTCAGTTGTCATCAAGCCAATCATTGAGCGACTGCGTTGTAGTAACCAGATAAATAAAATCTATCGGAAGCACAATGCTTTCACCTATACCCTGCGTCACAGCACGGGTTCAGTACTAGACCAGTCAGAGATACGCCGTATCCTTGACCTATCGTACGACAATACCCAGCACTATATAACTCTAGGTAATAAACTTATTAGCAAGGAAGTCAGTCGTGCGCAAGCAACTGCTTACTTCAAGAAGGTATTTCCATTACCTAGTTCCATCGAAAACGTCCCAGTTTCTCTGCTTTCTACAGGTGAGAAGCGAGCCTTGACTCGTGCTACTCAGGCACGTAACTTGGCACGCCTTATCTATGAGAACACAGAAATAAATGACAACATCTATGGCACAGAGTTTGGCTTGTGGCAAAGCATCGTTGAGTACGCAGACCACGGGGGCAAGAAGAACTCCGCAGTCCGCGCTATCAGTGGTGCTAGCGACGGACTGAAACTCAGAGCTTTGGAGTTATTGAATGTTGGATAAATCCTTTCTCAATGAGCTAGATTTTTACACAATCGGTCAGATTAGGGAGGCACTTGCCTATCGTTTGTTTGACGATTGGGTAAATAATTTCGATGGCGATAACTTTGAGTTGGATTATGCGATGGCTTCGGAGACAGCAATGGAACTAATCTATAAAGATGTAAAGTACACAGAGGATATGCTTATCACCGCCCTAAAAACTAGGGATGATTTTGATGGGCTGAATCAAGTCCTATCCAAGCGTGTGCGTAATCAAGACGATGAACTTGCCACTATCCGTGGTGAGGTCTTCGACTTCTTCAATGATGCCTTTACGCCAGGTGATGATGAGCTAACCTTTAGCATAGAACAAATCAACACACTGCTTGAGTCTATTAGTTGCAACAAACTCAAGTCTTTGTTTATGGTCAGAGCTACCATTGATGTCACCATCAGTGGCGTTGAAGCAGAAGACTCAGAAGCAGCAGAGGCTGAGGTTCAAGACCAACTCACCGCTGACTGGGGTTCAGCCGATGGGCGTATTGAGGAATACACCATCGACATCCGCAAGGTAGACGCCGAGTAAAGGCTTCCAAATAGTATTAGCTTGCCTCTCTTTCTGATACTATTTGGAGCGAGACACCGCCTGGGATTTGTGTCTCCTTTTCTCAGGCGGTTCTCATAACTAAGGAGAACAATGACAAACAAAGTAGAAATCCAGCGCGACAGATATGGTCGTCCGCTAGTAGCCCGCAAGCATTGACTGCTTGGAAGATGAGGATGGCAGCGCTTGGACTTACTGCTCGTCCAGATTTATTGCTGGCAATTAGCGCAGCACAAGATGACAAGATGGCTATCAATGCTTACATTGAACAAGCTATGGAAGTTGCTGGCGCTAAGAGCGCAGCCAATATTGGCACAGCACTTCACGCACTTACAGAGAAACTAGATTTGGGAGAAGACTTAGGTGTTGTCCCAGACCAATGGTTGCCAGACATTCGTGCATATGAGTCTGCTACTAGTGGATTAGAAAAACTAAACATAGAACAGTTCTGTGTGCTAGACAAATATAAAATTGCTGGCACACCAGACAGAATAGTTCGCTATAAGGGTGAGCTATTCATTGCTGATATAAAGACTGGTCGAATAGACCACCCTAATAACATAGCAATACAGTTAGCCATCTATGCCCACGGCTTGCCGTATGACATCGCTACGGCAACCCGTGGCGTATGGGGAGATGTAAACCAAGAGAAAGCAATCATTATTCACCTACCTGCGGGAACAGGTATGTGTCGTCTACACTTCATAGACATTGATGAGGGTTGGAAGGGTTTACAATTTGCTATGAAAGTCAGAAAGTGGCGAGACAAAAAGGGTCTAACCACAACAATAGAAGGAGATATGTGAGTCACAGCGAAGCACCTATCAGTATCACAGTCAAGTCACCAGCAGGTAGCTTGATTACAGTCCGCGCCGAATCAGGCGAACAACTAGATGCACTCGTAGCAGAGGCATATAGCGCAATCTCATCAGCCGTGAACGAACTCGAATCAAACATTCGAGGAACTACATCGGCTCCATTGTCACCAGCTCAGGTTGCGTCAGCATTGGGCGGTAACATCGTTAGCAATGATGATGCAGGTTGGTCTACACCACCAACAACATCAGCAACAATCGGTGGCAAGGCTTGCCCACACGGCAGGATGACAGCCATCCAAGGCACAGGTAAGGACGGTAAGTTGTACCGTGGTTACTTCTGCGCAGCACAGAAGGGTGCTCTTGACAAGTGCAAGAATGTTTATGTACGAGTCGGAACTCCAGAGTGGAACACATTCGTACCTGACCAGGTGAAATGAAAACACTTAGACGTAGCATCAATAAAGCAGAGGTGGGGGGAGAACCATTGCCCCCCGCCTTTGCGGCATTTGAGCGGGCAGGAATTATCCTGCGTCGTGCCGAGGTAACAGTTATTGCTGGCACTCCTGGTGCCGGTAAATCATCTATTGCTTTGGCAATTGCCGCAAGGACGAAGCATCCAACGCTTTACTTCTCTGCTGATACCAACGCACACACGATGGCTATGAGACTTATCTCTATGGCTAGTCGTATTACTCAGCAACAAGCAGAGTTACTGCTCAAGCGAGAGCCAGACCGAGCCAATGAAGTGTTGAATATCAACAATCATTTGTTCTGGTCGTTCGAGTCTACGCCCACACTCAAGGACTTAGACGATGAGGTGTCCGCATTCGAGACAGTATGGGGCAGGAGTCCCACTCTAATTGTTGTTGACAACCTGATGGATATAGCAATGGATGGACACGGAGAGTTCGAAGGTATGCGTGCTGCTATGAAGGAGCTGAAGTATCTCGCCAGAGATACGAATGCTGCGGTATTGGTATTGCACCACACCAAAGAAGGCTTCGAAGGTTATCCTTGCCAGCCACGGTCAGCCATTCAGGGTCTGGTCAACCAGATTCCAGCAATGGTTCTTACCATTGGTCAGATGAAACAGGGCGATGATACTTACCTGTGTGTAGCCCCAGTCAATTCAAATCAAATATACACAGGAGGCTATGTATGGAGACTAAGATTTGGGAAATTACTTACAGCAAAGAAGATGTAGAAAACTATTTTGGTAAACCAATAACAGATGGCGAGTGGAACATTATTGTTGATGAGTTGTATAACAATGATGCATTATATGAAGATACAAATAGTGCTGTTATGGGAATTGTGGGTAACATACTAAAGTGAGTAGCGCAGCCAAACGCAAGGGCAGTCAAGCCGAGCGAGATGTTGTTGCTTGGCTCAAGGCTAATGGCTACCAGTATGCAGACCGCAGGGTAGCCGGAGCCACCCTCGACAAGGGTGACATTAGCGGTGTTCTAGGCGTAACCATTGAGGTCAAGAACCACAAACGAATGGACTTGGCAGGATGGGTTGGTGAGTTAGAAGTCGAGATGACGAATGACAATGCCTGGACGGGTACGGTTATTCACAAGCGTCACGGCAAATCAGATGTTGATGAGTGGTACTGCACGATGCCAGCCAAAGTTTGGCTTGCACTTATAAGAAAGGCTATGGGTGGAGAAGCACAGCATCCCGTTTCACCACGATACACACGCATCAGCTGGAGTAAATGAAGAGCGTTGCTACTTCAAGTGCTTTGGTTGTGAAGTATCTGGGGATGTATACGATTTGATTATTCATAAAGAGGGAGGTGATTATCGTGAGGCTGTCAAACTCGCAGAGACAATTTCTCCTACAGGCAGCGACAGAGTACGCTTCGCAAATAAGAATGGCAGAAAGCTATCTGGCAAGTCGCGGTCTGTCGGTAGAAGAAGCGCAGCAGTTCCATCTGGGGGTAGTAACTTCTCCCTTACCAGGTCACGAAAGCTACGCGGGTAGGTTGTCCATTCCATATGTAACGCCGTCAGGCGTGACCGATATTCGGTTCAGGTCTTTGGATAGTTCAGAGCCTAAGTATATGGGTGTACCTGGTGCTAAGACTACGATGTATAACGCACAAGCTGTGCTCACAGCACAGGATTATATCTGTGTTACCGAGGGGGAAATTGACTGCATTACAGTTGTGGTCAAGACCGGACACCCAGCAGTCGGTATTCCTGGCACGCAAAACTGGAAGCCATTCTATAGCAAGATACTAGATGACTTCGAGACTGTAGTAATACTGGCAGATGGTGACAATCCAGGGCTAGAGTTCGGCAAAAAAGTAAGCCGAGAACTAGGCAATGTAAACATTATTCAGATGCCAGAAGGACACGATGTAAATAGCATTGTGATGAGAGAAGGAAGAGAGTGGCTTGATGAGCGAATCAAACGAGTCATATGACCAAGAAGATATTTGGGAGTTTGTAAAAGCTAACCCACGTCTTGTTGGCATTGCCGTTTCAGAAGAAAAGAATCTAGATTTATTGACAGCTTTGATGGATGTTCACCTAGCCTTGACCAGCAACAGGGTTCAAGAGGCTACATATATGCTGACTATGATAGCTAGCGTATTGGTTGCGACAGCAACGGGAACAGCCGATGAGATTGTCAATGAGATAATTATTCAAGAGTCAATGGAAACCTTTGACCAGTCCGTAAAGGAGATACTAAATGAAAGATAGTAAGCATCTTGATGCAATCCTCAAAGACCTCAACAATGTAATGATTCGTAAGCACGAAGATTATGGTCCATACAATATAGCCCACGCCCCTGGCGGTGCTATGAATGGGTTACTGGTGCGTATGCACGACAAGATGGAGCGGTTGCAGCACCTCTATTATAATAGAAAAGGCGACACGCCGAACTATGAATCAGTCGAGGACACCCTAATGGACCTAGCAAACTATGCCATAATAGGACTAATGGTACAAAGAGGTCAATGGGAAGGAACTGATGGAGCAGTCGTATCTAAGTGAGTACGACACTTTAGTCGCGTCCTTAGCCATTGAATACCACCGTAGGTATCAAATGGTTGAAGCCTTAGACATTCAACAAATGCTGTGGTTGTGGTTTGTTACCCATCCAAATAAGTATTCTGAATGGTCTGCACTTGAGCAAAAAGATAAAGATAAACTTATAGCTAAGTCGCTGCGTAATGCAGCAATATCTTTCTGCGAAAAAGAAAAAGCTAAGGTCTCTGGCTACGAGATTCTAGACCTCTACTACTACGACTCATCTGTCGTAGAGGCTTTCCTTCCCTCTATTATTTCAGAGTCATACGAGATTCCTCAAAAGATAAAAGACTTGAACTTCAAGTTCAGCAAAGGGGAAACCAATGACGGCAACAACTGGTTAGTATTACGGTCAGATATAGCAGCAGCATTTTACAAGTTGTCCGAAGCCAAGCAAAATGTATTGAGGATTAGATTCTCAGCTGACAATCAAGAATGGTCGGCTCTCGCTGGGGAACTCAAGACCACAGCAGATGGCGCCAGAATGAAGGTGCAGCGAGCTATCAATTCTCTTATCAAGAATCTTGGTGGATTCAGACCATACTATGACAACGATGGTCCTACAGAAAAAGCCGACGACATAGATGCCTAGAGATATTAGAGACCTGCTGCATACCCAGGACTACACACAAGCAATGGATTTACGAGGCACTCCTATTGGAGACCAGTGTGTCTGTGGCTGTGAAGTATTTATTATGTTAGGTGCATTCACTAAGGGTGAGCTAACATTCTATTTCTTAGACGCTGAGTGTGCAGGATGTGGGTCTTTAGTTACTCTATCTACCCCAATGGATTATGAGGAAGACTGTGAATAGCTTCAACAATCCAGCCAATTGTGCTGGTACAGATACAGAAGATTGGTTTACAGACAAGAAAGCTTATGACAATAAGGATACGCTTAGAAGAATCTGTGGTGCTTGTATGGCAAAAGATGAATGCCTACAGTATGCGCTTGAATATAATGTGATAGGATATTGGGCAGGAACTTCAGAGAAAGAGAGACGGGATATGCGTAGGAAGCTGAACATAATTCCTAAACCCATTCTCATTTCAGAGTGGGAAATGGCTAAGTACTATGCCTAAGTTTTCTGACTTCGACCTAGATTTTGCCACCGGAAAGGCAGGGGAAGAACTCGTCAACGAGTTGCTGACCGGTGGCAAAACCGTTGAAGTCAAGACAGACATCAAATGGAAGAACACAGGTAATCTTTATATCGAAACTATCTGTTGGTATAACTCAAGTAGTGAGTGGCTACCATCTGGTATCTCAGTTACCAAGGCAGACTATTGGGGATTTGTACTAGAAGGTACAGTTCTCTTGGTTCAAACAGAATATGTGCGGATAGCTATTGCCCAGTATGGGCACCCTATCAACTGCAATATTCCTCCGAACCCCAGCAAGGGCTACCTCATCAAGCCTGAACATATACTAAACGTGGTCAAGGAGCAGACCAAGGCGGTATAGCAGGGGACAACTAAATAAAAAAAACCCCCCAGCCTGTAGGTTTACTACAAGTCGGGGGGTTTCGCCCTTCTAAGGGGGGGTTAGCGGGCATTCTAGGGGGTGTTTTAGCCCTTACTTACGGCGTCCAAATTGCTTGGCAGATGGGTCTAGCCACTTGAGAACAGGTCCAAGGAACCCAGCCAAGGCTGCGGTACCAAGGGTAGCGAGGTCAGTCTCACCAGCCAGGTAGAGTGCAATAGCAGCAGAAGCTGCAGCACGGAACCAAGTCAGTGCGACTTGCTTGAATTGCTCATTGATTTTCATTAGTCCTCCTTTGGACTAGATGGATTGTCCTTGATGACTTTCACTCGGACAAACTTAGACTTGAGATGAAGCCAGCGTTTGTTCTGCCCCATCCAAGGGAACCAGTCAGAAGTATCCTTGCCGTGACCATCTTTGATGGATACGTGTATATGTTTCATATGTGGATTACTACCGGTATAGGTACGGTTGCCCCGCTCAGGAGACCAGATAACCCCACGAAATATTAGATACTTGACCCGCTTATCTTTCTTGAGTTCTTTGAATACCTTTGCGCAATCAATACCGTGGAACGGGTCGTGGGTTAGGTCGACGGCGTAGCCAGTATTATGGTCAGAATTAGGACTCTGACTTAGATGCGCAGCAGAAGGAAGCAGTCCATCGCTCACCTTCAAACGCTTCGGAACAAGAGCAGTTGCCTGTCGCAACAGAGCGATGGCAGCAGGTGTGGCTCTCTTCGCTACACCTTTCATTATTCATCATCCTCCTCCTCGTATATATCATCATCTGGAATATTAGGACTGATAGGAACCAGCCAAGGATTATCTAAGATGCTCACTTCTTGAGCACCTGCATTACTAGGTCAGTTAGAAACTCAACCTTATCGTCGAGTCTATCTACCTTATCTTTGATACTAGACCCACCATTGGGCTTCAGTTCGTTGAGGTAATGTTTGACTAACCATCTAATTGCTGCAGCAAATCCAGCAGTGATGGTCATTACGGCTACGGCTAAACCAGCCCAATCAGCAGGAGACATAGTTATACGGTCCTTATAGTACGTTACGACATCACCATTTGCTTCAATATTTTCTAATTGTGCTATGCGGTCTTTAGCTCGACCTTCATAGCCAACCATTACATTGTATTTGTCTGTCTCAACATCGTAACAAAAGACAGGAAATCTAATTACTCTTTGACGCGGGGTAGCGATAGTTGCTTTTGCTTGGTAGCCCTTGAAGATAGGACCCTTGGTTGCATCCGTAGCATCGCGGGTAAGAACAAACTTATATCCAATATATTCTTGAGAACCGCTGGGCTGGCTAGTTGTTACTTCAACAGCTGGAACCGATGCACTATATGTAACCACATCATATTCAATATCATTTTCATCAACAGTTTCTAGTGTCAATGAACCGTATGTAAAGTCACCTCTACCAATCAATCGTTTGAAATTCTTTGGTTCTAAGGTGTTATATCTAATATAACCAGTAGTTAGATAACCAGATGTAATCTTATCTGTAGGGTGTTGCAAGTAACTATAACCTGGAACACCAGTAAAACCCGTTGCGGATGTAGTGGCAACTGTTGCTGTTGTAGCAGTATTATAAGTTAGCGTATTGGTATTAGCTGCCGTTACCGCAAATGGACCACCATCAAGATTGTTATCTACACCGATAACATATAGCGATTCACCAACCGTTATACCGTGAGATACCGATGTTGTTAGAGTGGCTGCACTACCTGCCCTAGCTTTCTGTGTAACCGTAAATTGATTCTTAGCTTCTGTGCAGTAAGCAAGCCTTTCGGTTTCACCGAGGAATGCACAGGATGTAGTTTCTAAACCTGTTGCTCCACCAAAGAAAATATCGTTAGCATAAGCAAAGCGTAGGGTAGATAGTTCCGTGCTAAGGTCTAGCCGTATGACACCAGCATTCCCATCTACACCTGCAGCACACCAAACAAAATGATTCCTAGCGGCAAAGTCATATACTGGTTGGCTAGTTTCAACAATTAGAGGACCATACGTAATAGAACCTTCACTATCAATCGTTGCAGCTCTTACGCCCTTACTAGTCCCGATAAGCATATAACCAAGGTAATAATAAATCTTATGAACAATTTCACCAGTTGGCATTTCTGCTGCGGTAATAGCACTAGTTAGTGATGGCATAGCACCACTAGTATTTAGAGTAAATTTATAAATATTAGATTGAATACCACTAAAACCAGCTACATAAATAGCTGAACCAGAAGCAGTAATGCTGGTAAAAATATGGTCAGAATCGCTGTGAGTGTATACGGCAGATGGAAGTGACGATGTATTGGATGATAGTTCGTATACCGAACTGTTGACGCACATCACAATACGTTCTTTTACATATTCCATAGTAGCGTTTTTTACAGTAATTCCAGCAGCAGTAAACATAGAAGTGGCTGCTGACACAGAGGTGAGGTCAAGAGATTTCTTCAAGACCTCAAGTTTACCGCTAGGACCAGTATCGTTAGTCACCCAAAATGCTGTAGTACCGTCATCGCAGATAGCATAGACTTTATCATCAGCGCCAGCGTTGTAGTCAACGAAGTGGGTTTCTACTCCGTTTGAATCAATCTTATCTACATCATATCCATCGTGAAGCAGCACACCATCATAGGTTGTACCGCTAGTAGTCCATTGAATAGAGCGAAGCTGTTGGAAAGAGCGTCCATTAGATTCAATAGGGTGGGTGGTTACGTGGGCAGTTGTGGATGAACTAAGTAAAGTAACCTGTCCTTCGGTCCACACATCAACGCCACGACTATCTTTGAATTGAAATGTACCTTCACCAGGAATCAAACCTGGGTCATAAAAAATAATGCCAGTCCCCTCGTGGAACGAGGACTGGCTTCTAATCCACCACCCAGTTAGAGACTGTTCTCCTGGTTCTTTTTGATTATCAAATTGGTCTTTACGATAGGGAGCAGTCTGTCTAATATAAGGACGAGCATCTGAAATAGCATAGATAAATGGCATACCGCCAACAGCTACATCATAAACTATATCTGTGTTTTGCCAGATAGAATCGGTAGCAACGACACCAACATCAACAGCGATAGCCCGCGTTGCGCGACCTTCGGTAATATCACGACCAGCCACTTACTCTCCTTGTTTTTGTTGTTCCTCTAGTTGATTCTTCAAATGCTGATGTGCCCAGTACAATGCGTAATAGTCAAAGTCAAGACTAAACCGCTTCATATGTTTGACCAATGCGCCGGTGTGAAGGTGTAGTTCTACACCTGACTCTTGGAGTTTACGGAAAAAGATAATATCTTCCCCTACAAAATGGTCATCACTAGCCGAGCCAGCCCTTTCAGTGAAGAAAGATTCGTTAGGAAACTTTTCTCGCATCTTCGGGATAATGGACTTATGCATAAGAGTTAGACCAAAGCCAGCAGAATCCACCTTGATTACTTGGTTCTCTGGTAGTGGATGTACATACTGAATGTTGTATTCGTCTACATTGTGGAATGCTGCAGGGAATGGCTTCATCAGTGTTCCTTCATTCTCCTTGGAGATAAAGTAAACACCTGATACCACCGGACGAGCAATCTTATCTGCCGTCTTCCACAGCTTAGCCATAGTCTCAAGACTTAGAACAATGTCTGAGTCCACCCACAAGAGCCAATCTGTTTTCATTTTGTCTGCCCAGTAGTCAAAGAGCACTTGGCGTTGTCTGCCAATCTGGTTGCCTTGTACTCGGATACTGGTATGAATTGGCATACCATTGCCAGGACCTGCAATAACTGCAGCCATCAAACCTTCGGTAAACTTGCCATCTGTTAGTCCCCCGTCACACCAGCCAATAGCGACGGTTTCATTCTTCTGAATCATTTATGCCCCCAGTTGTTTGTCGAACTCAATCCACTTGGCAGTGATAGTCTCCCAAGAGAATGCTTCATTGATGTAGGAAACCTGTGCTTCAGGGTTCCAGTCTCCATTATAAATTTTATCTATAGCTTCTGTCAGTTTGCCCGCAAATAACTGCGAGTGTTCGTCTGGATTATCCAGATAGTCATAGCTCAGACCAAACCCATTGGCAACCTCCGGTAGCGCACCCAGCTCAGGGTGGACCGTCAGGTTCCCTGCGCTCATCGACTCAGCCAGTGATAGGCAGAAGGTCTCGAGGTAGGTGGATGGATAGGCAAAGATGTGTGCTTCCTCTACCGCCTCCATCAGGGTCCGCTTCGGGGTCTTCCAGTAGAACCTAACCCTCGGGTCGATGTACTTCTGGTCTCCCTCAAAGTGTAGGTCTGGGTTGTAGTCGTTGTAGAACTCCAACCGGAAGTCAGCATCGACATACTTGAGCGAGTTCATCAGCACGTGCAAGCCTCGGTAGGCGCTTGAGGTGTTGATGAGCCTGACCTGCTTGACCTTCTCGAACTTCTGTGGGATGTACTCCAAAGGGAAGATGGCATTCGGTATGACCACAAACTTGTCGAGTGGCAGGTTTAGTTCCTCGGATGTCCAGAGCTTGTGCCACGTAGATGGCACCACTATCTTGGCTATCCGTTTGACGAACTCAGGATTGCCCAGAATCTTCTCTATGTAGACTGGATTGAACTGAGCCTTCGTATTGTGGAGCCAGAGAATAACCTGGCGTCCATCCTTGATTACCTCTGGCACATCGAGTGATATGCCTGGAGCCACCATACAAAGGTAGTTCTCCATATTGACCATATGCGGTAGCACTAACTGCTCCCACGTACGAATCATATATTCGGTGCCACCGTAGACATTTTTGTCGTACAGGAATGGCATTTCCATAGCGTCCCCCTATGTGTATTTCTTTTTTTGCCAAAATAATTTACGGTAGCCACTCCAAATATATTTTCGTATCTGTCTATTGCGGCGCTCCATATCGTCGGCATCAAACACAGGGAATGAGGAGTGCCATTTATCTCGTCGAAAAGGAAAGATTTGAAACATTGGAGTTCCGGCTGGGATAATTCCGTCAAAACCTTTGTGAATAAAAAATGGAATATTTCCTACTGACGTGTGGTGAAACAAATCAGCATCCACAACACCTGTCATAGTTGTAAAAGGTAAGTCCAAGCGATTGAACGGATGAGTAATAAGAAGGCTATATCCCTTTGGTAGTCTAGCGTGCCAATAGTTTGACCATATAAATTCAAATGGATAAAAAACTTCGCCTATAACTCCGCTTACTTTTTCCCTATGTGCCATAGGTTGCGGACCAGATTCATAGCCATAGTTTACAAATCCGTTATCATTGCTAATTCGTATATCTACCCAAGTTTCCTGTATGTAACCAGAAGTAAGAGCGTCTATAAAGGGTAAGCAACTTTTTAGATGTCCATTCTGTAATTTGCCATCAACATATTTGATAGAAGAATCTTTAGGGGTTGGCAGTTCTTTATACCAAGTTGGTATGTATTGATACGCAGGTTTAGGTCCTTGTACAAATTTAGAAACATATTCAGTTCCCGCTAAGAATTCAATTTCCATAGTGTCCCCCTATGTTG